TTCTCTTGTTCCTTGAGTGCTTGATCCTGCGCTTTTTCTTGTATTTTTGAAACATTTTTTGCATATTTTTTAGCGTCTTTATCTGAAATACCTTCATTTTTTGCAATGTCAGTAATTACAGATGCCATTTCCTCGGCTTGTTTCTTCTGACGACTGATAAGACCTTTATCAACAGATGTTTCTCCGCTAGTATAAAATGTCCCAGAAGCATGTTTCATCTGTTTTTGAATTGCAGATTTTCTATATTGTACATATGATTTTGCCTGAGCGTTTGCCTGTCTTTTAATTTGATTATTAAGTGTTGTATTTGTTGATCCGTTCGTACCAACAATAGGGTTAATATGCACATCCCTATCTTGTACAAGATTATTCAATTGAGACTCAACATCGCCCTTATTCAATATTGCTTTAATGACGGCTTGAAAATCCATTCACTCACCTCTTTCATGATTTTGTGCATAATAAAAAAGAGCCTATACAAAAATAGACTCTTTCAGTTCCAGTATATAATTAACAGACGGTCAGGGAATCGAACCCCGATCTCTGGTTTTGGAGACCAGTATAATTCCATTATACCAACCGCCCGTGAGAGCAATGATCAATTACTTGTTACTTGTTGTTTAACTAATTGCTGTCAAACATGGTTTAAGTACCCATGTACCAGTAGGGAAGTCATAAAGATGTGATAAAACATATTCATGTGCTTCGATAACTGAACCAACATTTACCTCTGTATGTATAACTATTCCTCCGCCATACATACTCCATTCAGCACAAATAAGTGTATAGTAATTTTTTCTATTCTCTATCATCATAACATCATCTCCTACTATATAAGTGGTGTTACGTCATAGATTTTGTTGTGTAATTGATCATTGCGAGTTTGAGTATATCATAGTAATATATTGTATGTATACAGGTATCTTTTTCCAATATTACAAATCAGACAAAGAACCTTGTTTTCCTTCTTTAATACCGTCTTTTGTAAAGTATTTTCCGAAGTCATCTTCTGCGGATGAATCGTTGTAAATACCAACCAATTCCGTAGAAGACCATCCAAAGAATTCTTTGATAACATCAATCGGAATATTCTTCTTTGCGAAAGCAGTGCAAGTATAATGTCTCATACAATGGTAGTAGAAGTCTACGTCTAACATCTCTGAGAATTCAGCTGTCCATTTATCAAGATTGGATCTACGATGCCAACCATTTTTATCTTTCGTTACAAAGATATCGTCAATATCAACGCCAAGTTCTTTACGTTGTTTATCCCATAGATCAATATATTTTTTGACATCAACAAGGATAAATTTGTTTAATTGCTTACCTAGTTTACCACGACCCTTGGTACGAATCTTTGGCGTTTTATATAAAGCACCATCAAATTCAAGAGCATCTTCAGTAAAATAAGACATCTTCATCTGGATAATTTCGGATTTTCTCATTCCAGAATAAGCAGCAATAGCGATAGCACACGCTTTTTCATATTTCTCTTGTTCGACAAGAGTTTTTAATAAGTCATCAACTTTTTCATCTGGCAGAATCGTTTTCTCACGCACTGCCTCATTTGCAGGATTCTCAATCTTATTTACAATTTTTCTGAATCCTTCAAATTCTTCTTCCTCATCTAACATATTTTCGATATAATCAGATAAAGAAGAAAGACATGATTTAACACGTCTTGTTCGTTTAGGACTCCACCCCCATACGTTAATTGCATGATTTTGAAATTTAGCAATGTCACGTTTGGTTAATTTAGCAAAGTCCTTATTTTTATTATGTTCCAGATTCCAACACCAGAAAATATCTAAGTCATTGCGATAACCTTTGATCGTACTCTGCGCACGATCAACAGAAGCAAGGTAATCTAACCACTCATTGCCTAAATCTTTGTTATCTTTATTGACCAATGCTAGTTTTTCTGGAGATGTAATCTTGTTATATACCGTAAATCTAGCCAACGGTAAAACCTCCTATGTGTAAAATAAATACAACCACAATATATAGTGGTATTCGTAAAAATGAATCATATATATTGTGGTTGATAAGCATATAAAATCTTGGTTTTATTTTTGTGAAATTTACATCAGATTTGATGTGAAAAGAATAAAAGATATATTACCTGCTCTTAGATGATGTATATTTTTCAAAACATCGCTTTGATATTTTTCAGGAATATCAATTCCATAGTAAATGTTTTCAATGACGGCAGAGTCTGTTTCTGCTTTAATCCACATGTTTAAAGAATTACAATATGTAGTATTATATGAAACAAGTGTCATGGCAGCAGTAATTAATTTCTGAATATCTTCTACAGAATAGTATTTACATGGTTGTCCATCAGCATGATATTCTAAAGCAGTTTGCCCTGCTGAAATTTTTGCCTGTAATCCAAACATATTAAGTTGGTCTTTTTCGGTTAAGCTGAAATGATGAACACCATCAGTCATTTCAACATTTACACCAGCATAAATCGTCTCTTCACATTTATCGGAAATCTCTTTTAGCTTTAAAGATTTTATATTTTCTAAAGCATCAGGATTCAGATAATTTAAATACTTTGATGGATTCGATTTCACATCTTCAATGTTAATGTTTGTCTCAGATTCTACGATCTCTGTATAATCATATTCAAAATATTCTTCAGGCTCTCCTTGTTCATAACTCTGATCTGTTTTCTTTTCTTCGTTTAAACAAATAAAAATATAGTATTTGTCTGCAATTTTAGAGAATTTAACAGATGGCTGCCGTTCGGAAAATCTGGCTTTTATCATAAATTTTCACCACCTTTTTACAAAATCCCATTATTTTGGTTACCTTATATTTACGAATAATTCCAAAACTGTTAGTGTGTTTTAAAATACCCCAGTATGACAAGCATTTTCTTGCTTGCTCAATAGGAATCATTTTATGAGATTTCCATCGACGCAATAAACGCAAACAACATCTTCGAATCCGCTTAAATACATATTTGCGGATTGTCATATGCCACCTATAAATGCGAAATCCAATCATATCAACAAAATCATTATCATGAGCTTTATTTCCAAATTTACATGTTGCAATAACCCACGATTTTTTAATAGTTAAACCTAATTTATTTTTGCAATATTTAATGATTAATTTCATTGCTCTATGCAAATCTTGTGTATTTGTACCAATAATAAAAATATCATCCATATAAATTAATACATGTGACGTGAGGTTAACTCTTTGCATAGTACCGTCTCTTTTCTTGCGAATACGATACATGTTTTCTGATATTTCATGATACAATTGTGACATATACAGATTGCATAAATATTGCGACAAATAAGATCCAATAGACAACCCTTGTTCAAATGTATCAATCAAAGTTTGTATTAACCATAACAAATCATCATTTTTAATACGTTTGTTAAGAAAATTCATTAATAATCCATGATTAATACTAGGGAAGCATTTCTTTATATCCGCTTTACCAATACATCTTAGATTTTTATTTCTCATCCATCTACTAATCCTTTTGGCTCCAGCTAATTGTCCACGTCCTTTGATAGAAGCGTATTGATATTCTCCAATGCGTCTTAATATGTCGCTTAATCCTTCAACAGCAATATAGTCATAAATTTGCTGTTTGACGTTTTGTATTCCAATTCGTCTTAACTTACCGTTTGAGGCATCAATTTTATCTCGATACCATATTGGTATAAATTTTAAGTTTCGATCAAATAATTCAATTCTGATTTGATCAATCAACAACTCAACAAATCTAAAGCCTGCCTTAGTTAAAACATTGTTTTAATTCTTTCATCTGATCATCTATATATGCTTCAATTGTTGTAAATCCTTTTCTATGTTCAAATCCTTTTCTTCTCAATTCTGCTCTTACTGTCATTAATTCTTCTTTTACTCCTTGTAGAGCTAAAATAGCTCCAATCTTCATATCCTCATTCATGTTCTTCTCCTTTCTTCTACTTTAGTTAACTAGTTTCCAATACTTTTATTCTTTCTTCTAATTTTGTAGATTTAAATTTATCATATACTTTTGCCCATGTTGTAATTTCAATCTTATCTGATCCTTTAGAAATAATATATTCTAAGATTTGTTTTAAATTATCAACTTGTTCCAAATCTTTTGTATCATCACTACCATGCATTGCTAAAACAGTAAATTCTTTTTTACCAATGGTAGTATCAACCCAGTTTTTAACATTTTCGATTGTTGAGTAATCGTGATACCATAATCTCGGTTTATGGTATTGCACACTTGTATCTAGTCCGTGCAGATCAGAATAATCAAAATATTTTCTCGAATAATTATCTTGCTTTTCTGTGTTTGTTATATAATCAGCACCACCGCCTAATATAATACCTCTAACATTAAATCCATTTTCAACTAATGTTTTCTTATTTGTTTTAAATACTTTGATATAATCTTCCTCTATACTATCTTTTGTTAATATTTCGTAAGAATGTGACAATACTTCTCCACCATCCGCAACAACAAGATTACAAATATCTTTAATTGTTCTATTATCATCAAAAGAAAGATTTAAATTTTCTGGAATTGTTGCAACACATAGTGGCACGCCCAAAGAATGGCACATGTCATAAACTTTTCCCCAATATTTATTACCATCATCAATTGTTAATACTACATAAGACTTATCAAATTCTTTGTATGTAAAGTCATTTTCTTTTTCCAATCTTGTTAATCTGCTATGTAGCATTTCTGTTTCATAAGTAACAGTATCATCTTTATCTAAAGATTCTTTTATTTTTTCAATTTGTTCTCTTATATTATAAGACGTATCAATTGTTTTAAATGTGACCTCTGTGTATATACCGTTGTCTGTTCCTTGTGCGTATAAGACATTAGCATTGCTTGGAATATCAATTTCTAAATAACTACCAGTCCAACCAGTTTCTGGTTCATAGCAAGATAAATATGTGTCATTCAAGAAAAAAACCAATAACGGAATATTTCCACCAGCCCAATTTCTAATTTTTATTTTTTTAACGTCTTGTGTGCTGTATTTAGCAGAATAATATCCTGTACCATCGTGCAACTTTCCATCACTTTCATATGCCTTGCCATTCAATGTTTCAATAGGTTCAATTTCTTCATAATCAGACTCTTTAAAAAGTGATTTTTCAA